ATTAGTGAGCGTGTCTCATAAGTGGGGTAAGTCTAATGAGATACGGTTTACACCCATTCGCGTAGTTTGTAACAATACGTTGACCATGGCTCTAGCTGACCGCACTAGAGCAGGGTTTAAGATGCCTCATGTTAAAGCGTTAGACAGTGAGGTTTTCGGCGCAGCTGAAGAAGCCCTCGGCCTAGCGGGTGAGAGAATGAAAGAGTTTAAAGAAAGCGCAGAGTTTCTTAGCTCTAAGAAGTTTAACAAAAACTCAGTCGTTACTTACATCGCTGACCTGTTTCAACCGGACTTACTAGAAGCCCAGAAGGAAATAGAAACGATGAGTGACACTCGCGCCATCGCTACCCGTCAATCTATGGTTGATGAGTTTAAGCGTATCCCTAGCATGGTGCACCAAGCTATAGATGAACAGCCCGGAGCTGCCCTCAAGTCCTCTAAAGGTACTTGGTGGGGGGCTATGAATGCTGTTACGTTTGTGGTTGACCATAAGTGGGGTCATGACCGCGACGCTTCCCTCCATAACGCATGGTTCGGTAACCGTGCCTCCCTCAAGCAAAGGGCTATGAACAAGGCGATAGAGTACGCCGAAGCTGCATAGACCACTAAAGGAACGGTGTCAAACTTATTGACACTGTTCCTTTACTTTCCTGTCCTTGATTTTTAACCTTAACTCAGGTTAAATAAGAAACGAGAAACAAGATTAAGAGGACCACATGCACGACCCTGTAGAGACTTTAGTTTTTGTTGCTAACACCCCTGATGGCATCGACTGGACTAGAATAGTTTTAACCGACAACTCAAAAATCGGTGACCTGATAGCAGGTTCAGCATACTTTAGTGACCCCGCTAAGTACTCCGCTCCTCCTTGGCTATCTACACAAAAAGCCACGGAAATTTACGAACTGCATACAGGCGAGAGAAAAACATTTGAAAGTAGAAAAGAAGCCCACAATATTTTTTGGAACTATTTTAGACCTTTCGTGAAACCCGCAGAAGAAAAAGATTTTGGCAAGGCTGCTCATCTAAGAAAGCCTGAAGAAAAACAAACTGAAACTAAAACAGGAGAAAAGATGGCCGCTACAGTGAAAAAACCAGAACCGACTAAGCGCACCAGAGTCACCATAGACCCTAGCTCAAAGATAGCAGCAACAGGTAAGCAGCCTAAGTCTGAGAAAAACGCTGCTCGTCTCGCGTTGTATAGGAGGTCTAAGCTCAGTACGATTTTAGAAAAACACCCCGAGATAACACTAGCTGATATCAAATACGATATCAAGTGTGGATACGCGGAAATACTGGCGTAATGCAAGGCCGCTGGAGCGTGTTTTTAACTAGCCTTATAGTTACCTACCTAACCCTAAAGAATTTAGTGGAGCGTAAATGCAGCCCCCTCCAACCCCACCGTATCTAGTAAAAAACTTTATTTTAACCATAAAAGCAGAGTGGATGCTTGATAAGACTACTCTTGAGTTAACCAGAGATTCTATGGACAGCTTGAAGGCGTTTCAGGAAAGTGACGGTCAGCTCAGTGTAGAAAACATACTACAAGAATATGTCACTGACCATGGTCACGATATATACTCAGTCCCTTTGTTTACGGAAGAGTTTTGCTCCACAATGTTGGATGAAATAGAAAATATGAAGGCTCAGTTTTCCTTTGCCCCTAACGAGGGTGAGGACGAGCTGAGACAAATACCTGAAATCGTTTTACATGAAAAATGCCCTGAGTTATTCAACTCGATGCTTGGCGTAGTTTTTAATGTAATGAACCCAATCTTTATGTCAATTTGGCAACGGTATAGCAACGCAGCAGCAAGCATACAGATTGCTAACTACAACATACAAGATAAAAAGCAGGGAGCTTGGCATCATGATCAAACTGCTGACATTAGTATGGTTGTTCCTCTGAACACAGGAAACTATACTGGCGGTGGCACTGAGTTTCATGGCCGAACAACGGTAAAACCATTACCGAATGGTCACGCTTTGTTCTTTCCTAGCTTTACACACATGCACCGTGGACTACCTGTTGAGGAAGACGGTGATCGATATTTATTGGTATTCTGGTTATACGGAGGTGGAAATGAAACATAGAACAGAAATAAAATCTTACGAGGGTTACGAAGACATACTCGACAGAGTTCGAGGAATAGTCAGGGCTAAGTTAGGTGCTCACTACAAAACTCAAGAGGTGCTCAAAGAAATAAACGCCTTTGAAGATGAAATAACAGCCATGCTTGATGGTCGGTATGAGGATACGGCCTAATGAAAATAGGAATCACTTTCGGTTCTTTTGATCTTTTTCATGCTGGGCATGTGTTTATGCTTGAAGAAGCAAAAACTGTTTGTGACTATTTGATTGTAGGGTTACAAAGTGATCCTACAATAGATAGACCTACGACTAAAAATAGACCAGTGCAAAGTATAGTCGAAAGACAAGTTCAACTCAGAGGGTGTAGGTACGTTGATGAAATTATTCTATACAACACTGAAGAAGAACTGCTAGATATTCTAAAGACTGTGCGGTGGGACATCAGAATAATCGGTCAGGATTATTCAGGTAAAAATTTCACAGGTAAATCACTTTGTAGCATAGAAGCTGGAAATCTGTACTATAATAAAAGAGAGCATGGGTTTTCTTCAACGAGCCTAAGAAAAAGAATAATGGAAGAACAACACCTAGCATGATAAGCATCCGTGCTTTATTATTTTTTATAGGTTAATTAAAGTTAACCTTTATATAAATAAGGAGAGTTGTATGATCATGGAAAATAGCCTGTCTGATATGAAGAGGCTTGTCTGGAAAGACATAGAAACGATACAACAAGTTGCCGACAAAAAAGGTTTTAACAGACGCTTAGATCTCAAACGCCTAAAAAGAGATGCTAAAAAGAAAGTAAAATCATTGGGTTACGACAAATTTGAAGAAATTTATTTTCCGGCCAGAGAACTCATGATACACGAGCATAAGGCTGGTAAACCGTGCGAACCGCACATGAGGATCACTATTTATTTTCCAGAGCTGTCAAGTGTCATAATTGACTGCGACATGCACCTTTGGGATTCTTTTGAGAAAGTTCCCCCAGCACAACCCAAGAAACCTAATCTAACCTTAGTCACTACTTAGTAAGGAGCCTATGAAAGTATTACCAATTGAAGAAGGTACGCCCATACCCGAAGTCATGCCTAGAAACAACAAGTATGATTTTCATAAAATGAGTGTGGGCCAACACTTTACGATTAAGGATTGTGAACCTGGAGATGTTCAACGACTGAGAGTCGCTGCCTGTAACTACGGCAGAAGAAATAATAAAAAGTTTGTCACCAGGAAAATAGAAATTCCTCCTAATGATTTCATGGTAAAAATCTGGAGAAAAGAATGAGTGAGAAAAAGCTGACACCTAAGCAAGAAAAGTTTGCGCAGAATGTTGCTAAAGGTATGCGTAAAAAAGACGCTGCTCAGCAAGCAGGGTACAGCGAAAAGAATGCAGGTAGAGCTGGGACTGTGTTGTCTAGTGATCAAAACCCTCTGGTCAAAAACCGCATACACGAACTGCAAACTAAAGCTGCTGACAAAGCTGAACTCACTCTCGGTACTCACCTAGTTGACCTAAAAGAGATTCGTGATGGAGCCATGCGCAATGGAGCATGGTCCGCTGCGGTAACTGCTGAGGTCGCGAGGGGTAAGGCAGCAGGTCTTTACGTTAACAGGAGTGAACTAACTGTTAACAGAGTTGACACCATGTCAAAAGACGAAGTTCTAGCACGGATGCAAGAACTATATCATGAGACAGGAGGTATTCTTCCTCCCGGAAAAGTAATAGAAGGGGAATACGAAGAGCATTAGAAGACATAACGACTGCCTACAATAACACTGCGATAGGGTTCAAATCCAGGTCCTCCAACCACTACCGAACTCTATCACAGTCAGACCGAGGATTTAGCCATCCTTTCGGAACTGGGTTAGCCCACCAGTGGTCTCAACGGGCTGTTCCCTAGATTCCTAAACTTTTAGTTTACTTTCAAATACCGCCAACCTATCGTTTAGGTATAAGCTAAAAGGAGGTTCTGTGGAAAACTTTAAGTATAACAATGACTTATCCTACGACGCGAACTTTCAAAAATGGTTTGTTTTAAACTCTGAGGAGCGAGACGAGTATGGTCAAAAACCCTACACGATTGAAGAAGCGAGTAAGGTTTTTCACGCTATATTTAAAGATAAGCTCTCTCACTCAATCAAGGTAAACGCAAAAGGAATATTAGAAGAGGTCTTAGTAGTTGATGATAAGAAAGAAAAATGAACAGTATTTGTAGAGCGGTTGTCTTCCTAACGCTGCGGTATCTCCAGGTGGCGTATCCAGGTGGAATGTGTGTGACGCCCGACACCGCGACTGAGCTAGAGGCCAATCCAG